TGATCTTTTTCGACATCTCGATTCTCCTGGTTGGGTGGTCTGTGCGATGGGACCGAGACCGTGAAGCCCCGATCCTATTCGCGATCAGCTAAAGCGGCAAACCGCCGTGCCGACCGCGGTCGCGTTGATCACCTGATAGCCGAACACCATCAGACCGCGGATGATGTATCCGAAGTCGTTGGGGTTGTCGATCATCTGGCACTCGACGATCTGGCTGGCGAACGTGAGCCCGGCCGCATGGCCGAACATCACGTAGGTCGCTACGCCGGGGCTCGACTGCGTGAGCAGATTGCGCGACTGGTACATGGTGAAGCGATCGATCTCGCCCACCTTGCCGTTACGCTCGATCGACACACCATCACCGGCCAGCGACGCGATTCGCAGATCGCTCTTCTTGATGGCAGCGATGCCCGAGGGCGGCATCACCATCCACCGACCTTCGTCCGAGATGTTCTGCTCGTCGAGAACCTGGCCGCAACCGACGATGAAGTCAAGCACGGTGGTCTTGTCGAGCGAAACCGGAGTAGTCGAGTCGCCGAGGTTGATGTTCTGCGAGTCGGCACCGGCATGCGTGCCTTCGTTCTGCGACGACACCTCGGCCGGGATCGTGGTCAGCATGTCGGCGTCGGCGGCGATGCGAAGCTGCATCGATCCGTCCATCGCAAACACGTCGGCCAAATCGAGGTCCGATTGCCGCGAGTCCACCGTCGACAGCGCGACGTTGAAGCTCTTGGCCTGGTTGATCGCCAGCGTCACGCTGTTGTTCGCCGGGTACTGGGCGGTCAGGCCCGCGCCGATCACGTAGTCACTGACGGTGACGTCCGGGATGGTGCGAATCTTCACCTGCGCGCCGAAGCCCGCGATGTCGCCCTCGTAGTCCGTCGAGGCGATCTCGCCGAAGACGGTGGTCTTGTAGAACTTCTCGACCAGCTTGCCGGAGTACAGCTCGGGGTCGAAATTGATCGTGCCTGACGGACCATAGTCCGGCACGCCTGATGCGCGGGGAACTCCACTCATTTTTGCTCTCCTGAAAGGGTGTCAGAACACCCCCGCTGGCCGCTATCTAGGCGGCAGCGCGGGGCTGCTGGCGCAGCTTCATTCGAGCCTCGAACGCAACCCGTTCCGGGCCTTTCACCTTGTTGAGCGAGGAGCGCTTGTAGAACTCCTTCACCTCGGCGTCGGACGGCGGGGTGAGCGCACTCACTGCCTCCGGCGTTGCGGGTGCTGCATCTCCAGCGCCAGTGGGTGCCGCTCCGGTGCCGCTCGGTGAAACCGGGGGCGTCGGGACGGCGAGGCTGGCCTTCCATTCCTTGATCACCTTCACGCAGCCCATGACGTTGCGGCTTGCGGAGTGGATGGTCAGGACGGCCTGGCGCGGTGCGCCAGTGTGTTCGTCGATCTCTTGAAGCCATGCAACCCACCGAGGATCGGCGTCGTCGAAGTCCGGCACTTGTGCTTCGATCTTGTCGAAGAACTCCTGCTTTGCGGCGGCTTCGTCGGCTTGCGCATCGCTTGCTTGCCTGTCCCTGAGCGGCTGAACCTCAGCGGCTATCAGGTTCTTGGCTTGCTTTTCAGCAGCGCGCATCGCTGTCGTCGCCATGACACGACATTGCGGTTCACCGTAGGCTGCGATCTCTTCCGGTGTGAAGAACTCCGAAAGGTCGATCGGGGCAGCCGGCACGGCGGCTTTGAGATCGCGAACCTGAGTCTGCAGGTCAACGATTTGCTGATTCTTCGACGTCTCACGGTCCTTGGCAGCTTGACGCTCGCGCGCCAGCATGCCCTCGGTGACCTTGAACCGCTGTTGCCAGTAGTTCGGGTCGTTCGCTCGTGCGTCGATCAGGGGGTCAGCAGGGGTGGCAGCGGAAGCGGTCGGCAATGCCGGGGCCGTCGCGGCTGCAGGGGCGGAAGCATCCGGTTCGGCTGCCTTCAGGTACGGCGCAATCGCTTTCGCGTGGCGTTCCTGGATTTGCTGAGGGACACGGGATTTAGTCGAGGCTTGAGAAGCCGGCATTCATTTCTCCACGATCCAGAAGCACAAAAGTGGCTGGGGTTCGTCGGGGATGCGGATGCGGTTCCCTCAGTAGGCAGACCCGCCGATAGACGCTTGGGGACGCCTTGGCACGGTCTGAGCAGTGGCCGGGCGCGTAAGTCGCTGCACAAGCTCGTCGAGGAAAATCGCCTTGCCCTGCTCGCGCAGAAGGGACTCGCCTGTCATCTTGCGCAGATTCCCGTTGCACTCGGCGATCTCTGCCTGGATCAGCTCTAGAAGCTGCTGCCCTTCGCCCAGCTTCCCAAGCCGGGTGAAGAAATCGAGCTGCGTTGCTCCTAGTCGCATTGGCGCGCAGTATCGTGGCGCGGGCGCAACTCGTCAAGCGGGCATGCGCGTTGCCTCAGACGCAGGTTGCGCTTCAACCGATGCGAACGAGCCCAGTCACGTCGTCGTTGGGCGGCATCGTCAACGTGAACGTGCCTTCGATGATGCTCTGGGTGCCAAAGTTGAACACTGCGATGGCTCGGCCGCCTTGCGACTCGTTGTAGATGAGCACCGTATCGACGACAGTAAGCGTCACGCTTGGGTAGACCAGCGGTGCGCTCGGGGTCCAGAAGGCTACGCCGTTCGCACTGTCGGCGCCGACCACATTCGTTACTTCGATGCCGCCTGCCGTGTAGCCCATGCCGACGACTTCGTTCGTCGTGCTGTAGCCCGTGGTGTCGGCGCCGAGCGAACCCGCGGCAACGTAAAGCGCAGCCATGAGCGTATCGGTGCTCGAGCAAATTGCCGCCAGGGCATCGACTTTTGCCGAGGTGCAGAAAGCCTGTACGTTCACTTCTGATCTCCCATGCGTGTTGTGGCGCCCAAGGCCGAGACGCTTTTCAGATGCACCTGCGCATCGCGTTTGACCAGCTCAGTACCGAGCCACCATTCCTGCCAGGTCGCGATTTCGTTCGCGTCCTCGCGTCGACCTTCGACCTTGCGCAGCAACTCTTCGTCGAAATCGCCGTGAGTCGTGCGAATTATCACGCGGGCACCGGTTGGGGTTGCGCCGGAACCCCAGCGCCGCCACCGCTCACGGTGCCAGTAGCGCTGCTGATCGCGTTGCTTGCGATGCCGGCCGAGGCTTGTGCGTTCTTCGCCGCGCCGGCCGCCGCGCCGGGGGTGAGCGGCGTGCCCTTCACGGACGCCGACACAGCCTGGTTGATGATGTCGCCGAGGATGCGGGTCTTCTCGAGCTGCTGCTCGCGCGCACCGATCGCGTTCTCTTGCGCCTGCGCCTGCTGCTGCTCGTTCTGCATCTGCATCATCCCCGCCTGCTGCGCCTGCGCCTGCTGGGCCTCGACCGCGTCCTCGTCGGGCACCACGTCAGCCACCGGCATCTCGAGCGACGCGGCGACCAGCCGCAGGCTCTCGGCCATGTGGACCGGGCCGATGAGTTGCGCGAGCGCCGGGTTGCCGCTAACGAGCTGCAGCCACTGCATGCGACGCTGCTGCGCCGACTCCTTGATCAGGATCGCGGCGGCGCCGCGCGGCACGACCCGGCACGCACCTTTGATCGAGGTGTCGGGGTTGTAGAGCATTTCGTTGACGAAGGTCGCACCGATCGTCATCGAGATCACGTTCATGTCGATGTTCGAGATCGCGCGCCGCAGTCCCTTGGCCGCGTTGTTCATCAGCATGCTCAGGCCGGTGGCCGTGTCGGCGCTGCCGCCCGCGCGCTCGTTGCCGTAGGTGTAGCGCGGGATGCCGGTGGCGTCGTCGGCCCTGATCTCCCACTTCTCGTAGGTCGCCATCAGCGCGGCCGAGCGATCGTCCGGCTGGAAGAAGCCGATGCCCGGGTTCACGCCCTGCGTCGGGTCGCTCTTGAGCTGCCACAGGCGCCACGGGTAGATGGCCTGCGAGGTCTCGCCATCGGCGAACCGGTCGGCGTGCACCCAGACCATCGGGCCGCTCGCCATGCTCAGGTTGTCGGCGAGCGCGCAGGCGATGCCGTCGCACATGCGTTGGCTGGTGGCGCACAGGTCGGGGATCGAGCGGCCCCAGAACGCGCCGGGAATCTCGTCGTAGCAAGCCTTGCGGTACGGACGCTGCCCGAGCGGGTCGGAGTTGATCGTGGCGTAGAGGATGTACTTGCCGCACAGCAGCACGTTGCAGTCGTAGTCGCGCGTCTCTTCGAGCGGCGAACCGTCGACCGTGTGCACGCCCCACATCATCAGCTTCCAGCCGGGCACGTTGCCCCAGCAGTTCAGCGCGTCGATGACGCCGGGTGGCGAGAGCCACATATAGAGCGATTCCTGCTCTAGCCGCTGACGCTCGGCCTCGGTCCATAGCCAACCTTCGAGGTGTCCGTTCGAGTAGTCGAACAACGCGTCGTCGATCTCGTCGTCCTTGTAGTCGGGCAGTCCCTTCAATGCGTGAAGTTCATCACGCTGGAAGCGAATTCGTTCGATGAAGTCGCCGTGCTGTGGCGAACGCGACGAAGGCGCCGGGTAGACATCGAACGGGCTGACGCGCTCCCAACTCTGGATCGGGTTGTCGGAGACCAGTGGCTTGAAGCCCGTGCCCCATTCGAGCAGCTTGTGCCGGCGATAGATCGGCCCCTTCAGGATCGCGGCCGGGTACGTCACGAAGTCCTCGACGAAGCCGTCCATCGCGTGCTCGTAGCCGCCGTCGTCGAGCCGCTGCGCGATGTGCTTCTCCATCCGCACCGCGCGCCGCTTCGCCTCTTTCGTGAGAGCCTGCTCGGTCTCGTTGCGCAGCTTCTCGCCGAGTTGCACCACGAGCTGCTTGAACTCGAGCTGCGACAACTGCTGGCCGCCAGCCTGATGAATCTGCTGCATCGCCTGCTGCGCTTGCTGGATAGCCTTGCCGACGATGCCCTTCTGCAACGGCAGCGGCAGCTCAGGGATCGGATCGGGGTCGATTCCCCACGGCTGCTCGCCGACCGGCAGCACGATCTCTCGAATCCAGGCCGAGGCCGCGCGGCACTTCGTCTCGGTCAGGTCGGCCTTGACGAAGTTGATGCCGCCGCCCGTGCTCGCCTGCATCGCCGCGATTTGCGCCGGGCTGTAGACGCCGCGGCGCTCGCGCAGGCACTGCAGCAGCTTCACGTCGATGTTCATCTTCGATAGCTTGTTGCGGCCCCACGACGCCTTGAAGTGGCTCGCCAGGGCCGACAGGCTGCCGGCAGCGTCGATCGACTGTGCGGTGGGCGGTGTCTCGGCGTCGCGCGCGAGAAGCTGCTTCAACCCCAACGCGCGAACCAGCGGGTTCTTCGTGTTGACGGTCGGGCTCGGTGTGTTCTGTGCCGCAGTGGGGGTCATGCAGTCGCCGGGCTAGTGGGTCTGCATGGCACGGGTATGCCGCTTGCGTGGCGCGGATGATACGACGAGAGGAGCAGAAACGACAACGCCCACCGAAGTGAGCGTTGAAGGCTTCTACATCCTCACCGGCCCGGACGCTGGGTCGAACAGCAGCCGCACTCTCTAAGCCCGAGAAACCAGTCGCGCTGAGTTGCGCAGTCGAAGCCGCTTGATTTTCTACCCTCG